GTGCGCGGGGATAACCCAATCCCCGAAGGGTCGGAGGTTGATCCTCTGGCCCCTCACTCCCTCATCTCAACCTTAGCTCCTAAGTTCTGGGAGCTAAGTAAAGTAAGTTCTGTCTAGTAGCTTACTTTACTTAGAACAGGAGGTCTGTCATGGCTGTAGATAAAGAAAGAGTCAAGATGCTGCTAGGTCACATCTCTGACTACACAAGAGTGGCGCACCTTGCAGGGTGTGATGTGAGTTATATTTCCCAGCTGATGGCGGACCCGGAGTTCGCAGAAGCTGTGGCTATTGCTCGCTTTGAGCAAGAGGAGCTCACCTCTGGCATGGACAGGAAGGCAGATAAGATGGAGAATGCCTTGCTGGATAAGCTGGAGAAGGCTATCCCTCTGCTCTTTAAGCCCTCTGAGATCCTTCGTACTTATGAGGTGCTGAACAGAGCGAACAGGCGGGCTGTGCCTGTCAACGCTGGGAGGGAAGGAGGTGGCGGGGCTGTGGTGCAGATCATGCTCCCAGCCAAGGCAGCTATTCGTTTTAAGATGGATGGAGCTGGAGAGGTCATTGAGGTGGAAGGTAAGCCTCTGGTGACTATGCAAAGCTCTGTGCTTATGAGGAAGCTAAGTGAGAGAGGGTCTGCATATGGACAGGAACTTGAAGCTCTCAGTGATCGACTCGTTTCGTACAGCGAAGCTGCAGGCCTTGCAGGAGAGGCTGACGGCCCTGAAGGAGCTGGAAGAGATGGCTGAGGTTAAGACTAGCGCGCAGGTGCGCATGCTGAAGATCCAGGCTATGCCGGAGCAAGCGCAGGCTGCGAAGTTGCTGGCAGATGAGCTAGCTAAGAGGGCGGCCCTGCTGAAGCTCACGAAGCTTACAGGGAAGCTGGACTCTATTATTTCCAAGAAGGAGGTGTAAGATGGCAAGAAGTTTAGAAGACAGACTGGGGATAACCCCAGCAGAACTTAAAGTGGCCGCAGCTCAGCTTGCACCAGAGCTGGGCTCGGTTGACTTTGACGCACTGGACCGTGCGGCCCAGGATCAAGCTGATGACCTGAGCGCACTCTTCCAGTTCGAGCGTTCTCAGGTGATTGATGCTTGTAAGCAAGACCTGAACTTCCTGGCCCCAGTAGCTATGCCGGATACCTTTGAATCTAACTTCCCTCCAGTGCTTCTGCTGGTGTGGCAGTTGGTGACGGAGGAACTGGAGAAGCAGGAATGCTCGTTTCCGAAGCTGGCTCTGGGGATCCCACGGGGCCACGCTAAGACTACGATCGTGAAGCTGTTGATAGTCTTTGCTATCCTCTTTACGAGCCGTAAGTATGTACTGATCATCTCCAGTATCGAGAGCCACGCTGTCAACATCATACGAGATGTGATCTCGATGCTGGAGGAGCCTAATATAGTAGCTGTCTTTGGCTCCTGGAAGGCTGGCGTTGAGATAGACAAGGCTGAGCTCAAGAAGTTCTTCTTCCAAGGGCGCTCGATAGTTCTGCATGGCGTCGGTGCTCTTGGTAAGGTGCGGGGTACTAACCTCGGTAATGCGCGCCCGGATGTTATGGTCTTTGAGGACTTCCAGACTCGAGAAGCCGCACAGAGTGAAGTGCAGTCCAAGGCTCTTGAGGGCTGGATGTATGCTACAGCTATGAAGGCTAAGAGCCCTAAAGGCTGCTTGTACCTCTTCGTAGCTAACATGTACCCAACTCCGCACTCTATTCTGCGGAAGCTCAAGAAGAATCCTAAGTGGGTTAAGTTCATCTCAGGTGCTATCCTGCAGGACGGAAGCGCGCTCTGGGAAGAGGTGCACCCTATAGAGTCACTGCTTGAAGAGTTCGAGCACGACACTGCTGCGGGCCAGCCCGAAGCCTTCCTAGCTGAAGTCCAGAATGAAACCAACATGGCTGCGTTCAATCGCACCATCGAGATCGGGAAGTTCTTTAAGCGGGATATCGAGGCACCTGAGTATGTGAAGCAAGCTCGCTTCATCGTAGTTGACCCAGCTACAGGAAAGCTACAGGAAGGGCTGGATGATCTTGGCATAGGCTACTTCGAGACATGCACAGAAGCTCCATTGCGGCCAGTGGCGGTAGATATGATCTTGGCGCCTCTCACACCTTACAAGGCTATTATCACATGCCTGGCTCTGTGCGCCAAATATAACTGCCGTGTCATCGGCTGTGAGTCCAACGCCTACCAGAGCACCTACCTCTTCTGGTTCGATCATATCTGCCAGCAGCTAGGTATCACTAACCTGCACTTCGTAGAAATCTATACGAATGACCAGAGCAAGAACGCTAGAGTGCGCTCTGTCATCAAGAGCTTTGTGGCGCACGAGATAGAGACCACAGAGACCACGCACTCAGCTATCATCAAGCAGGCTGTCGAATACGACTTCGCCAAGACCAAGAACAAGGACGAAGCCCTTGACTTGTGCGCCATGGCCCAAGCTATGGTGAAGAACTACCAAGCACTGTGCGAGTCCATGGACCCCGCTGGTGCCACCTTCTCCAAGCGTAACTCAGAGGGTGTCGTCGGTCTTGAAGATAACTGCTCTTTTTGATGTAACTACTGTGGCTGTGCTGAGCGCGGAGCGTAGCGCATGGGCATGACCCCAGCGAAGCGTCCTGCTAGTGACTGCCGGGCCCACGCACAAGGCCGAAGGCGAGCAACGGAGCGAGCGTAGCGAGCGAGTAGAGGAGCCTGAGCCGCGAAGCGGTTGCCTTGTGTGGGGTGCAGTCGCGCCGCAGAATGCTTCGCCTGCGGGCAGGCCTAAGCGTAGCGCAGCGCGTAACTTTTTAAGGAGGGTATATTGTGGCAAGTAAAGTAGATAGTGGAGCGGTATCTGATCGCCCCAAGTTGTCCAAAGAGAGCACAGCAAAGCTGCTTGAGTACGCACGGCAATGTCGCCGCTCGTTCTACAATCAGTGCATGCTTCGCGATTCCATGCTTCTGGTTGACAAGTACTACAACCGCACGTATGGGGTTAGCGAGGGAGATGTGCGCACCAAGCTTGCTAACATGCTCGGCAAGCCTGTTCGTGTCACTGACTTCATCGTGCCTATGGTGATGCCTCAGGTTGAGACTGCTACAGGCAAGCTCGCTGCTACCTTTCTTGAAGGTACTCCTATCTTCATGGCGGGTGCTGGCCCTGAGCATCAGGATGCTGCGCTGCAGTTTAACACTGTAGTCAAGGAGAACTCTACGCATACTGCGTGGGACGCTGAGTTCATCAGCACTTTCCGCGATGGCTTCAAGTACAACATCTGCGGTATCTCTATCAACTGGGAAGTTGAGACTACCTGGGGCGTGAAGAACGATAACTCCAATAACCCTACTCGCGTGGAAGTTACTTGGAGCGGTAATAAGGTCTCCAGCCTTGACATGTACAACACCTTCTGGGACCTGCGTGTTGATCCGAGCGATGTAGCTAAGCTTGGTGACTTCGTTGGTACCACTGAGGTCATGGCTCCTGCAGCCATGAAGAAGTACACAAATCGGCTATTCCAGCTGGTGGCTCCTACTGTTATTATCGACGCTCTCAACAGCAAGATGGCGGAGAATACTACCAACGGTGAGCACTCCCTGTACTATGTTCCTGATATCGTAGGGGCTAGCCAGGCTGCAAGCAAGGGGCCGATTAGTAACTGGGCTACTTTCTTTGGTACCCAGACTAACCATAACGGTAGTGTGCAGTATGCTCATGCGTACTACAAGACTACCTTGTTCGTGCGCATCATCCCCAGCTCTTTCGGGATTACTATCGCAGAGGCCAACCATCCTCAAATCTTCAAGCTTGTTGTCATCAATGACACAGTGCTTCTGGAAGTTGAGCGGCAGACCAATGCGCATGACATGTTCCCTATGCTGCTGTCCCAGCCTTACAGCGACGGCCTGCGCTTGCAGACTAAGTCTCTTGCTGAGAACCTGATGGACTTGCAGGACCTGTCCTCTAACATGTGGAACGCTACGCTGGCTGCTAAGCGTCGTGCTATCTCTGACCGCGGCATCTTCAACCCGCTGTACATTGACTCGAAGGATATTAACAACCCCAACCCAGCTGCTAAGATTCCTCTCCGCAGCGCTGCGATGTACCAGCCGATTTCTAATGCGTACATGCCTATCCCTTTCCGGGATGAGCAGACGCCTGCGTTCATGAACATCGCTAACGGGCTGGAGCGGTTTAGCTATGTAGTGGCCGGAACTAACCCCATGCAGCAAGGTCAGCTTGTTAAGGGGAACAAGACCAAGAGTGAAGTTGATGACGTGATGGAAGGTACGGATCTGCGAGAGCGGCTGGTTACTATCAGCGTACGCTCCAAGCTTATGATCCCTGCCCGCACCATCGTGCTTACCAATACGCTCCAGTACCAGACGTCCACGACGTACATGAATTCTGAAGAGCAGAAGGCTGTGGAGATTGACCCTGTTAAGCTCCGCAATGCCACGCTTCTCTTCCAGATCGGGGACGGTGCAAGCCCCCTTGATCGCGAGATGAGCACTGAAGAGTTTGCTGTAGCTCTTCAGACTCTGCAGGCTGTACCTGCTATCGGAGCTGAGTACCGTGTTGGCGAGCTGTTTGCTCACCTCATGAGCCTCCGTGGAGCAGACCTGCGCCCCTTCCGTAAGACGCAAGTTGAGCGGATGTATGAGCAGCAAATGGCAGTGTGGCAACAGCAAGCT